TTATTGAAGGAAAGCACCATAAAATTTACGCAGAAAAGCTAAACCGCATTGCAAGTGGGGAATTAAAGCGATTAATCGTAAATATGCCTCCAAGACACACAAAATCGGAGTTTGCTAGCCATTTGTTTCCTGCTTTTTACATGGGAAGGCATCCAAAGGCCAAGCTCATTCAAACCACACATACTGGGGAATTAGCAATACGTTTTGGACGTAAAGCTAAGAATATGATAGAATCAGAAGAATATGAAAAAGTTTTTCCTACAGTTTCCTTGGCAGCAGACTCAAAAGCTGCTGGTCGTTGGGAGTCGAATCACGGCGGTGAGTATTTTGCTGCTGGTGTTGGTGGTGCTATTACCGGTCGAGGCGCTGATCTTCTTATTATTGATGATCCTCATTCTGAGCAAGATGCGCTATCACCTCATGTACTTGATGCTCATTATGAGTGGTATACTTCTGGTCCTCGTCAGCGTCTTCAGCCTGGTGGTGCTATTGTATTAGTAATGACCCGTTGGTCTATAAAAGATTTGACGGGAAAACTTCTAGATGCACAAAGTAAAGACCCTATGTCTGATCAATGGGAAGTTGTAGAATTTCCAGCTGTCATTAATGACAAACCCATGTGGGGAAATTTTTGGAACATGGATGGTTTAATGGGAGTAAAAGCTTCCATACCTTTAACTAAATGGAATGCGCAATGGATGCAACAACCGACAAGTGAGGAAGGTGCAATCATAAAACGTGAGTGGTGGAAAACATGGGAGAAAGAAGATATACCAAAATTAGAATATGTCATACAAAGTTATGATACTGCATTTAGTGCCAAACAGACTGCCGATTATTCAGCTATAACTACATGGGGTGTATTTACGCCCGTGGACGGAGAGCGGACAGCCTTGATCCTACTGGACGCCAAGCGTGGCCGGTGGAACTTTCCGGAGTTAAAAGCCAAAGCAATGGAAGAGTATTTGTACTGGGAACCGGAAGCCGTTCTTATAGAGGCCAAGGCCAGCGGACTTCCCTTAACACATGAGTTGCAAAAATCTGGAATACCTGTTATAAATTATACGCCCTCAAGAGGAAATGATAAACATTCGAGGGTAAACAGCGTAGCCCCACTCTTTGAGTCGGGAGCGATATGGGCGCCCAAAAAAAAATTCGCTGAAGAGGTTATCGAAGAGTGTGCAGCTTTTCCTTTCGGTGATCACGACGATTACGTGGATTCTACCACGCAAGCCTTAATGAAATATAGACAAGGCTATTTTGTTACGTTAGAAAACGATTATAAAGACGAAGATAAGATACAAGTTGGAGGGAGAGACTACTACTAATGGAAACATCTAATAAACCAGGATATTACGGTAATCAAGGAAGAGAAGAAAAAACAGGTATTTTACAAAATATTAAAAAAGCTGTTAATTGGAGTATGGATGTAAGAGACAAAACATTTGATTATTATGGTGGACAAGCAAAAGATGCCTGGAACAGTTATGATAGACTTGCTAACGCTCAAACATCTAGCTTTTCAAATAAGGCCCAAAAAATAGCGATGGCCGGTCAAGACGTATTAGGGCATGGTTATAATTTAGGAAAGGAAGTTCTAGACTTATCAGGAAATGTGCTAGCAGGTTCTCTTGCTTTAGGAAATCAAGGAAAAAATGCTTTCCAAAAATATGCGCTTGGGATGGACACTGATGTAAAAGGAATGGGCCAAGCAACTAAAACAAATCTTCAGGATTACGCCTCTGGAATAGCTGATTTTTTAAAAATATCAAAATTCTTACCAAAAGGTGCGCCACGAACAGATATGTATAAAGATGGTATGTTTGCACCCGATAAATATAGCCCTCTTTCAGAAAATGGAAAGAGTACTTTCAATTCATGGAAAAATTCAACAGGATTTAATACATCAGCAAATAAATCGCGTATAGACATGATGACAGAAAAGGACATGGAATCTTTTACCCCTGAAGTAGCTTTTTCTCAATATAAAGAATGGTTAACTTCCGATGATTTCAATTCCCGTTCAAATGAAGAAAAAAATTCGATGCTTAGCGACAGGCAAAAACTTTTTGAAGCTTACTATAATGAGGCGTCTAAAGGACATAGAAATTACTATGATACTAAAAATGAATGGAAAATTGCGGGTAAAGATTATGCAGATTGGTCTTCCCAACAATACAGAAACGAAATGATAGGTAAATACGGCAAGTATGAATTAGACGGCTTCGATTTGGCTCCAAATATATCCCCTTATGAAGATATTAGTACAACAATGAGCTTGGCTAATAATGATTACATGGAGGCGTATAAAGCAGCTGGTGGCTACGGAGAAGGTGATAACCAATATCAATTAAGTAAAATTGGAGCACCTACAGAGTTTGATTATGGTATGTTTGACCGTTCGCCCGTGGTTGATGGCCCAGGTATTACAAAAAAAGACCTCATCCCCGAATACGAATACAATACAGACGAATCAGGAATATTCGCCAATAATCCTATTAATATTTTACCAGAACTATTCCTAGGAGGAAAAGCATTTACTAAAGCTGGTAAGAGATTAAATGCGTACGCTCAAAGCCTACCTCATAGTAAATATGCAAGAGAAGCTTTCCCAGGAACCCTGCAATGGGGGAATAAAGACTTTGGATTTGAAAAAACAGGTAATTTTTGGAAAGATAGAATTCCACAAGGTATAAACCAGTTTAGAAAAAAAGGTGGCCAATTTGGTATAGGTGTGTATGGAGTGGATCAACTTTTAAGTGACGATTAGTCATGAGTAAAAAAAGAGCAGTCCAAGGATTAATGTCTTTAGTTAGAAAAGATGTTAAAAGAAAAGCTGAAGTTGAATTTTTAAAAAACCATAATGTAAGTCAATCAACATTAGATAATGATTTTTTTAGAAGTAATTATCAACCATTATTGGATAATTATGAGTCTAAGATATCCAACGCTTATCAAGCTCCTCCTACACCTAAAGAAATACCAAGAAATTATAGTCTAACAAAAGCGCAAGCTGAAGATCTTGCAGGAGAACAACAAGTAGACAATTTTTTTAATTCATGGTTAAATGAAGAAAATGCTAGAGCATCAGAAGCTTTAAAGGGTCCTAATAAAAAATTTAACAGACCTTATGATGTTAACCCTAACGCAAAAAATTTAAGATACGAAAAAGATATACCAGGAGAAAGACCAAGACTTTCTCAATCTGGAAAGTACGGTAGAAAACCTAGGTCCTCGAGCCCTTACTTAGAAGCAGTATCTAGCAATACTGGAATAAGAAATGCCTATAAAACAATGGACCCTAAAAAAGAGCACAAGTTAATTAGAGCACACGCGTTAGAACAATCTGCAGTTAGAAAACTAAAAAATAACGGTTTTGATTTACCTAAAAATTTTTCTATTTATGAAATGATTCCAGAAAAACATTTAAATTATATTATGGGTGAATCATTAGAATTTGATCCAAGGTATGCGCAGTCATTATCTACCCAAAGAAGAAACAAAAAACATGAAACAATTGGAGGAGATCTAATTGTGCAATTAGTTAAAAAATATAAAGCACTAGGGTATAACTTTAAACCTAATAAAGGTGAAAAAAGAGGTGGAGAATGGATTAAAGATAAAACATTAATTCCTTCCTCTAACGAAATAAAAAAAATAAATAAAGAGATTGATAAATTAACTAAAAAATTAGATGATATAAAAATACCTACAATGTTTTACAATCCTGCTAAAAATCAAATGAAATATTATGGTAAGGGGCCAGATAATGTATCTATGGATTTAAGAAAAGATGTTATGGAAAAAGGATATTCTAAAGGTGGAGTTATTAAAAATATTCTCGGCAGCGCTACTGATATGTCTAGACGTAGTTTTTTAAAAGGCGCTGGAGCACTAGCTGTATCCACGGCCCTACCAATGCGAACTGTCACTAAAATGTTGCCAAAAGTAGCAGAACAAGCAGCAACACGTTTTGCGCCCCCTTGGGTTAAATCCATGATAAGTGTTTTAGAAAGTATGCCTCCTAGTTCAGCGCTTAAAGGACACACACTTCCTAATGGGACATTAATTAGATCCACAGGAAGAGCCACAGATGATTACCGTGGTAAAAAGCAAGAATTTGAAGTTACAAATTCAGATGGGTATAAAGTTCCTTTAAATTTATTTAAAGAAAAAGATGGTAACATACATGTAGAGTTTGATGTTCGTGACGAGTTTAAAAATAACCAACATATCTACATGGATAAAAAAACAGGACAAGTAGAAATAGTTGATGAAAATTTTTACATGACGGGCCCAGAAGATTATGCTAAAGACGACCCAATTTCATGGGATGTAACAACACCTTCACAGATGAAAGATTTTGAAAAGAAAGCGGGTATAATGACAGGTGACGGAGATGATTATCTTAAAGACTACATGTCAACACCCGAAGACGGTAGTTATTCTGACTTATTTGAAAGCTTTATTGATTCTTTCTCACCTTCTGGTAATATCTTTCATACTAAAGCAAATGCTTTAAAAGAAAAAGTAAAAAAGATTACAGAAAAAAACAATACAAAAAAGATTACAGAAAAAAACAATATAAAAAAGGAAATAAGCGAATTGGACTGGGAATCACAATTTAGAGGCGGTAATATGCACGGATATAACCACGGGGGTCTTGCTAACGCAAAGGATAAAGTTGGAATGTTCTTTAATCCTCCAAAATACGAGGAACTTGCTGCACAAGCTAATAACTGGCTGGCACTACAAGGAAATGATCAATGGGAAGGTCTGTCAAAAGATCAATCAAGACATCCCAAACTTTTAAGTTTTGATAATCCAGAATCCGGCATAAGAGCATCAATTATCAGTTTAGCGTCGCGTGCAGCAAGAACAAACAACAGCCCTAAAATTAGTCTTAATCAAATATTTTTTGGTGAAAGCCCATGGGCAGAAGATCAAGGATCTTACAGAAAATACTTTAAAGATTTAGATATTCCTACTAATACAATTTATGATATGTCTAACCGCGAAAGTGTTAACTCTTTAATTAACACACTTTCACGAATGGAAATGGGTAAAACAGATTATGAGTCTATTGATTCTGACCAAAGAAACCATATAATAAATAACGGAATTGATATGGCATATGAAAGATTGATTGATCCAGACTACACTTATTCTTCCACGTATAAAGATAAATTTAATAATGGTGGATTAGCTAGAAGACCAGAAGCTCTACCTCCTTTAAGAGGACCAGATCCTATGGGCGATGCTTTAAATAAAGCAAGAAATAATCCTGGCGAATACATAGGCTCTAATTTTATTAGGAGTATGGCTAAAGGCGGATTACTTAAAAAAATTCCTAAAGTGTTAGGTAATTTAAGTAATTACAAAGCAAAAATACAGGGTGAGGTAGATCAAATGTACCGAGCACCAAAAGGACCCTATGGTATAATGGACGAAAATGGTTCAAGAGTATTACCTTCTGAATTTGGAACCATAGAAGAAGCAAAAGGTGCTCTAGATGAACTTGCAGGATTAAGGACACAAGATGCATCAACCTTTAGAATATTTGGTGCGCGTCCACCTAAGGATGCAGAAGGTGTAAGTAAAGCTGCACCAATAGTAGATATAGGCATGGTGGGTAAAAAACTACCGCCAGAGGAATCAGGGGCTATGTTTTGGAACTCACGCGAGAAAATAATAAATGCACCCTCAGAAGCTATGCAAGGACACCAATGGTTAGACTTTATGAAACGTGGTAAACACGGAATATTAAATCCTAGAGGATTACCTATTATTAAAGACCAGGAATTAAATGATACATCATTAGCGCCTTACTTATCACAAATGGGTAAACAAATTATATCTAAAGAAAAACTTGTAAAAGAGTTTGATGAAATGGCACCTACTTTTGATGTGACTGTTTTAGGAAAGGAAACTGGTTCGGAAATGTTTAGGAATGTTGCAAAAAAACTACAAAGAATAGACACACAAGCTTATCGTAATCCTCAAATAAAAGGATTTTTTGATTATATGAAAGATGTTATTGAGCCTCTACAAGGAGGAACCAAAGAAGAAAAAGTACTAATAGGAAATAAAATTAATCAAATGATTGAAAGAAACTTTGGTATTAAAAATGCTTTAGAAGATGGGCTACCTCAAAGGTTCCCTTTTGAGGTAAAACAAATTATTCAACAACTATCCGCGGGCCTAGGAAAAAGAGCATCCGGATTTGATAAATACACAGGTCAACCTGTACATGAAGGGACACAAACCCTAGGAGGTGGTGATAATTACCGTGAATTTTTATTTACACACAAACCAGGCAAATTAAGATCAGCAGAACCAGGATATAAGTATGCCCATGATTTTAATCTTACTCCTTCCCAAAGAGAAGGAGGTGTAGTTCATACACGTGTATCTGATAGAACAGATCAGTTTGGCAGAAGAATATTACATATAGAAGAAATACAATCTGATATGCATCAAAAAATTAATATGGCCCAAAGAGCTCTTAAAAAACAGAATGCGGAATTTGAAAAGCAAGGTGTAACTCCAGAGCAAGCATACGAAAAAATGGGTACTAGGCAAAAAGAAGATTACCGGGATATGGTAAAGCAGAGTAAATATGCTCCACGGCAAGATCTTAAACTTGAAAAAGAAATAAATGCTAATGAGCAACAGATGCGTTTACTACAGGCAAAAATAGAAGATTTAGTAACAAAACCTCAAAATAAGTCTACCCAAACAAGATTAGTAAGACTTAATAAAGAAAGAGCTAAAATTAGAAAAATTTTAGAAGATGAAAAAACAAAATTAGCTGAGTCTACTAATACAAGCGGAATACCTGAAGGACCATTGAGAAAAACTGAAGATTATAATGAATTTGTTATAAAATACTTATTGCGTGTAGCAGAAGAAGGAGGTTATGATGGATTGTCAATTTCTACTCCAGCTATTAAAAATCTTAATATTCGACCAGGTGGAAGAGACTTTATAGGCAACTTAACATCTTATGGCCCAGTTGCTAATGGAGCTATGAAAAAAGCAGCGAAAAAAAGTAATGCAAAACTTATGAAAACATCTATAGTGGATGATAATAAAAGGGGATGGGAGATTCCAATGATATTAATTAAAGGTGACAACGTTGCAAAAGAAACTATAAAGAAGGGAACACCCCTGTATAAAAAAGGTGGTTCAGTGAAAGGGAAGAAATAATGGCAGATGAATCAAAAAATAATATAGAGAGAGCCTTAGGTTCTTTAACTGATGCTCTAGAGGTAGAGCCTACAGGACAAGAAATTCAATTAGAAGATGATGTAGTTGAAAAAAATGTAGAGATAATGGAGGACGGAGGTGCTCTTATAGGGGAACAATCTGGAGAAGAATTAGATACAGCCAACATACCCCATAATGCCAATTTAGCAGATTACATAGATGACACGGAATTAATGAGATTTTCCGGTGATCTAATAAACGATTTCGAAGCGGATAAAGATTCAAGGAAAGACTGGGAAGATTCCTATGTTAAAGGCCTTGATATGTTGGGATTCAAATATGAAAACCGAACACAGCCCTTCGAAGGAGCGTCCGGGGTCGTACACCCCTTACTCGCAGAATCTGTAACACAGTTTCAGGCACAAGCGTATAAGGAACTTCTCCCCCCAAGCGGCCCCGTACGAACTCAAGTTATCGGACTCTCCACTCCAGAAGTACAAGACCAAGCAAAAAGAGTTCAGCAGTTTATGAACTACCAACTCACAGAAGTGATGCAAGAGTATGATCCAGATATGGATCAACTACTTTTTTATCTACCGTTGTCCGGCTCTGCATTTAAAAAGATTTATTATGATGCGCTTTTAAAGCGTGCGTGTGCTAAATTTATAACAGGAGAAGATCTAGTTATAAATTACATGGCTACAGATTTAGAAAACGCAGGAAGAATTACGCATGTTATTAAAACAAGTGGTAATGATATTCGAAAACAACAGCTACAAGGATTTTATAGAGACATTGCAATTACAACAGGACAGGTAGAAACTAGTGAAGTAAAAGAAAAAGTAGATACATTAGAAGGTCTTCAACGTGAATACGGGCAAGATGAAGATGAGCATACTCTTTTAGAAATGCACGTTAATTCTGATGTCCCTGGATTTGAGGATGAAACTGGGGTTAAGCTACCTTACATTATTACAATAGATCAATACTCTGGTGAAATATTATCCATAAGAAAAAATTGGAAAGAAAAAGACCCAGATTTTAGAAAAATATCTTATTTTGTACATTACAAATTTCTACCAGGACTAGGCTTTTATGGCTTTGGTTTAATACACATGCTTGGTGGATTATCAAGAACAGCAACAAGTGTTTTACGACAATTGATTGATGCAGGAACTTTAGCTAACTTACCAGCAGGATTTAAAGCACGTGGAATGCGTATTCGTGATGATGATACGCCATTACAGCCTGGCGAATTTAGAGATGTGGACGTGACAGGAGCTTCTATTAAAGAATCCCTTATGCCACTTCCTTATAAAGAACCTTCACAAACTTTATTTCAGTTGTTAGGATTTGCAGTTGATGCTGGAAAATCTTTCGCTGCTATCGCTGACATGAAAATGGGCGAAGGTAACCAACAAAACCCTGTAGGAACTACTCTAGCTTTATTAGAGCGTGGAACTAAAGTAATGAGCGCTATACATAAAAGGCTACATTACGCTCAGAAAATTGAATTTAAGCTACTTGCTAAAGTATTTCAATTGTATTTACCCCCAGAATATCCTTATCAAGTAGTTGGTGGGAACCAAATGATTAAGCAACAAGATTTTGATGATCGTGTTGATGTTATACCAGTTTCAGATCCAAACATATTTTCAATGGCGCAACGAGTTACATTAGCGCAACAACAACTCCAATTAGCTACAGCCAACCCTGGATTACATAATATGAGGGAAGCTTACAGAAGAATGTATGATGCTATGGGAGTAGATAATGTAGATTCTATATTAAAGCCAGACCCAGAAATACCGCAACCAATGAGCCCCGCAACTGAAAATGCAGGAGCTATGAACAGCAAACCACCAAAAGCTTTTCCACCACAAGATCATCAGGCGCATATACAAGCACACGCAGAATTTATGTTTACAAGAATGGTTCAAATTAACCCCCAAATTTATTCACTTCTCCAATCACATATTTGTGAACATATATCATTAATGGCTGGCCTTATGGTTCAAGAAGAATTTAAACAGCAAGATGAACAATTAAAGCAAGCAAAACAACAAGCACAGCAAAATCCTCAAATGGCTCAACAAGTAGAGCAACAAATGGAACAGCTAATTAATCAGAAGGCTGCTAAACAAGCAAAAATTGAAGCTGAGATGACTAAAAAATTAGCCGCTGACGAAGAAGCTAGGATGAGTAAAGAAGCCCAAGATCCTCTTGTTAAACTTAAACAACAAGAATTAGATTTAAAGGCTATGGAAACTCAAATGAAAGTTCAAAAAGATATGATGGTAGAAGGACAAAAAATAGATATCGAAAGAGATAGACTAGAAACTGAAGCTACTATTGATGTAATGAAAATGGCTGCTGAAGTTAACAAAGAAGATTCAGATGAAGCTATGATCTTATTTAAAGAAAACATGATCAACTCTAGGGAAGCAATGAAATCAAAAGCAGATGAAAAAATAGCGAGGGCAAATGGACGATCAAAAACTAAAGGAGATTAAATACAAAGTAGGTAAGATAGCTTCCTCAATGAAAAAGATTGAAGATGCCGCTCACAGTGAGATAAAAAACCACGATGATTATCTACAGGTTTGTGGTGCTATGCTAGCTGTTTGTCGTAATATGTATGTAAGTGCTCTTGGAACTGAAGGAGCTGCTCATATGTTTGCTGCAGTTGCTGATACTTTTATTGTACAAGAAGAGTTTATAAATGAGTTATATCCTTCTTACACAAAATCGACTATACATTAATGCCTTTTAAATCAGAAAAACAAAGAAAATTTTTGTGGGCAAATGAGCCCTCTGTTGCTAAAAAATGGACGAATGAACATGGGAGTAAGCCAGTGAAAAAGAAAAAAGGTGGAACTATTAAAAAGAATATGGGTGGAACTATGGCCCCTAAAGTGGGTGCTAAGAAATTTCCTGGTACGTCAGTGGGATTTCAACAAGCTCAGAAAACTGCTAAAGCAACTGGTCAAAAAATGACTATGCGTAAAGGTGGTAAGGTTAAAAAAAGGAGTTAATATGAAGTTATTAAAAGATTTATGGGCGCACTTAAAAGAGTGGAGTGACTGGGGAATCAAAGACTGGGTAAAAGCCGGTATAGTTGCCCTAGTAGTCGTTGTAATTTTAAAATCAGTAGTAGGAATCTAAATGGTTTCTCGTTTTACTGAAAGAGATAATGTAAGGGACAGAGCTCGTGGTCAATCCGCGAGCTACGCCCCAACCACAAGAAATCAACGAAGAGAACCTAATAGATTTGTTCAAGGAGTTAAAAATTTTGGCAATGATGCGCGCCAAATGGGTTCAGATTTTAGCGGTGCTCTTCAAAATAATCCAGTTACAAATACTATACAAAAAGGCGTGGATTACGGTCGAGATAATATTATGGAAAAGTTTCCTAGTTTGATGGGCGCTGCTATGACGGGTGTCAAAAGCGTGGCTCGTACCGCGGGAATGTTTGGACAAAACAGAAAATATTTTGATGGTAATTGGCTGGACGATAAAATTCCCGATAATGTTATAGACTCTATGATGACTCAAAAAGATAAAGATTTTTATGATAAGTATATGATGCTTGCTGAACGAGAACAAGATAGAACAAGGAAAGATGAATATTTAGCTACGGCAAAAACTGCAAAAAGAAATGCGCAAAACACAGGGAGACTTAATTACGCATTAAGTCAAATTGATCCAGACAATGAATACATAAACTCAGCAGGGCTTCCTTCCTACTCACAAGATTTATTTGGTGAAGGGTATGGAAGATTAAACATGGATGCTTTTAGAGAAGCTATGGGTATGGGTGAAGGAATTTTAGGAGGATTATCGGAAGAAGATAGAAATGGAGAAGTTTTAGAAAATTATGCTCAACAAACGTTTAGGCCTAATATGGCAGATGTTGCAGGACCGGCACAAGAAAAGATGCCTATGCCTAACATTTCCACAGAATTTGATGGTGACATTTCAGATGGTGACATTTCAAGAGAAGACCGATTACAAGCACTAGTAGAGGAAGAACAAAGAAGAATAGATAATTTTGAAACAAATGCTTACTCAGATATTTTAGATGATGCGATTGAAAACCAATGGCCTACAGTACAGGGACAAATGGACGACCCCTTTGCTGATATAAGCGCAGGGGCAGCAGGGTTATATGGTGGTAGTATGACTGAGGAAGAAAAGTACTTGCAAGAAAGAAAGAGAATGGATGAGTATAAGAAATTCTATATGAATCAAGGTGAAATGGATAATCCATTTTATGGTACTGCTCCAGAACCGTATCCAATGCCTTTTGACGATTCAAATAGAGAACAAGGAATTATGGACCAGCAATACCAAAGTCCTATAGGGCCAAGGGATGACCCTTCTCGTAGACCTAACATGATGAACGTTTCAGGAAGAGGAATTAACCGTGGGTTATTTCCATATCCAGGATATAATGACCCAGTTAATATAGAGCAATTTGGTAGAGGTGAGATACCCTACGGTTTTGATTATGACCAAAGTAACAAAGATAGACAAGACAGCTATAAATTAGATCAGATCTTAGGAAGAATAATACCCGAAGAAGAAGAAATGGAAGAAGAATTTCAAATGTTCGGTCCAAGAGGTAGATAATGCCACCTTGGGGATCAAATACACAAAGATATCAGGGAAAGACCCAAGAACAAACACGTAACACATGGGGTGGCGGTGGAGGTGGAGGTAGGGACACAGGAAATCAACAAACACAACCGCCGCCTCCACCAATAACTCCTAGAAGAACAGCAATAATAGATAATAAAGCTAACGAAGATGAAGGAATTGCTGAATCATTAAAAAAATATAAAGTAACAACTAATAATGGAACATTTTCTAGCCAGCAAGCCGCTAATGCATACCAAGAATCCTTAGATAACCAAGCTCAATTAAGACAAGCAATGAATCTCGAACGTGTGACAGGTGGTAATGTAAACCCTCAAACTGGCGGTCTTACTGATGAAGAATTAGAGTTTATGAGAGACCAAGGTTTATTTGCTATGCAAGCAAATGGAGCAATGGATAATTTTGGACTTGAAGTAGAATCAAATAGATTAAAAAAAATAGTTAATGAAGGTGGAGCTGGATCCAAAGAAGCACTAGCAGAATTAACACGACTACACGGCGGTAATGAAGAACTAGCCAAGGTAAATGCACTTGGAATACAAGAGTATCTTAGTAGAAAAACAAAAGGTAATCCTGATGCACTGACAGATGCTTTAACCGGAAAAGGAATAGAAGGATTATCTCCAGATTTTTTTAAAACTTTTGCAGGACAAACAGGTGGAGTAGATATGGGTAGAGATAAATTAGGAAACTATATAAGTGGAGATGCACTAGGTTATGATGAATTTGGAACAACATCGTTCAATGATGCTGATGAACAATTCAGAAATGATTTCTACACTCTTCAAAATAAAGATGCACCCATAGATGCAGCATACAAAAATTTATTAAAAAATAAACTAGGATATAGTTCATCTTCTTATCACTACGGTGGTGGTGGAGGCTACGGCGGAGGTGGCGGAGGAGGCGGCGGTGGCGGTTCTGACAGCGGCGGTGGCGGCGGTGGTAGTAGAGGCGGAGGAATTAATGGACAACCAAATGAACAATGGGCAGGAATGAACCCTTTACAACAAGCAATGATAAGTGGGCATGGCGGATCAAACTTTCAACAAGGTTACGCACGTGGAGGATTAGTTAGTTTAGTATGTTAGGTGGAATACCAGTAGAATTAGTGACTATTTTAGGATCTAGTATTCTAGGTGGAGTTATGTCTATGTGGGGACAAAGTATAAAAGCTAAACAAGAAAATCAAAAGTTACTTATTACTAGAGCCAGCTTTCAGATGAAAGCTATAGAAAAAGCTAGATCATATGACAGCCCAGGATTTCAATGGACGAGGAGAATTATAGCATTAATAGCTTTATTATCTATCGTCGTGTGGCCTAAATTTGCACCAGTATTTTTTGATACAAGTGTTATATTAACTTGGACAGAATTCAGTAGAGGATTTCTATTCTTAATAGAAAGAAAAGAAATGATAATAGATAGAGAATTTGCGGGAATAGTAATTACTCCCTTGGATACACACTTAATGAGTGCTATAGTAGGACTGTATTTTGGTGGAAGTTTAGTTAAAAAATAAGGAGAAAACTATGGTTGGAAAAATAATGTCTAAACCCGAAAAAAGAAAAACACCGGGTAAAAAAATGTCTACTACTACTTATAAAAAAGGTGGAGCAGTAAAAAAAATGAGTGGCGGTGCAATGCACGCAATGCCAAATGGTACAATGATGCCAGGTGCTAAACATGGTATGAAGCATGGTGGGATGACCCATAAGAAAAAGAAGTAGTGGAAGACGTAACCGCGATTTGGTCTATTTTAAAAAAGATCAGGCAGCGCAAAGAAAATTTAAAAGATGTTATAGCAGCAGGGTTGCCAACAATGGATACCTATGTTAAAGCAGTAGGTGAGTATAAAGCTTACTTAATAATAGAACAGGAAATACAAGACCTGCAGAAAGATGAGGATAATGATGACGGAAACAGCAAAGGTACTACCCAAGCGTAGATTCGCTTTAGAAGAAAAAGATTTAGCTGTAGAGGCTGATGAAAATAATAAGAAAGCAGAAAAAAAAGAAAACCGTTTTCTTAACAAACTACAAAAAGATGCTACTGTAGATATAGAGCACTTACCTGATGAAAAAGTATTAGAAAGATTACCAGAACCTACAGGGTGGAGATTACTTGTCTTGCCTTATAAAGGACAAGGAAAAACTAAAGGTGGTGTAATATTAACAGATAAGCATATGGAAGAACGAAGCTACACTACTGTGACAGCGCTCGTTTTAAAAACAGGCCCAGCTTGTTATAAAGATGAAAAAAGATTTCCTGATGGACCCTGGTGCAAGAAAGGTGACTGGATTGTATTCGGTCGTTATGCTGGATCACGGTTTGGAATAGATGGTGGTGAAGTAAGAATACTTAATGATGACGAGATTATTGCCGTGGTAAAAGACCCCGAAGATATCTTGCAATATAAATAAACAGGAGTAAATTATGCCTGCAATAGAAACGCAAGCCGACGCTGACGAAAAGATGGTCGATCTTCCTTCAACAGGAACTTCTGTTGACGTAGAAATCGATGATAAAGAAACCATAATTAATAAAGAAGAACCTGAAGCGGTAGAAACAGTTGTAAGAACTGGAGAAACTGCATCTGAAGGGGACATGGAAGATTACGGGAAAAAAGTTCAATCCCGTATTGATAAACTAACAAAAAAAGTTCGTGAATCTGAAAGGCGGGAAGCAGCAGCTGTCGAATACGCAAAAGGTGTTCAGCAAGAATCTGCACAAATGCGACAACGTGCACAGCAGCTCGACACCGGATATGTAGCAGAATTTGGCGATCGTGTTGAAGCACAAATGATGCAAGCAAAAAGAGATTTAAGAGAAGCTATGGATCTAGGAGATTTGGATAAACAAGTAGATATTCAAGCAAAACTAGGACGTTTAGCTATTGAAGAAGAACGTGCTGCATCACATAAAGCTCAACGCGAAAGATTAAAGCAGGAAATGGAGTCTAGGGGAGTTGATCCTAGACAACCACGAATGCCTCAACCCCAACAACCCCCTCAACAAAGAGCTCCTGCAAAACCTGACCCTAAAGCAGAATCATGGGCTGAGAATAATACATGGTTTGGTGAAGATGAACCAATGACCTTGACTTCTTTCTCAATTCATCGTAAACTAGTTGAAGAAGGATTTGACCCCAAGAGCGATTCGTACTATGAAGAGATAGACATTCGCATGAAGGAGACTTTCCCTCATAAGTTTGGAAAACAAGTTTCGCCTTCTCAAACGGTTGCCTCTGGAAACAGAGGTGGACAGATAAGGCGCAAAGGAACTGTGAGACTCTCGCCCTCACAAGTTGCTATAGCAAAAAAATTAGGCGTGCCGCTAAGCGAATATGCGAAATACGTGAAGGAGTAATGCATATGAATATGAATACAAAAGATAAGTTACCATCACGCGAGTCTGAAACCCGAGAGAAAACTACTCGAAGGAAACCATGGGCTCCACCATCACAACTAGACGCACCACCTGCGCCAGCTGGGTTTACCCATCGCTGGATAAGGGCCGAATCTGTAGGACAGATGGATCAAAAAAATGTATCCGCTAGACTACGCGAAGGTTGGGAATTTGTTCGTGCAGACGAATATGATACCAACATCTGGCCCCATATCGATTCAGGTACATACAAAGGTGTTATAGCTATTGGCGGTTTAATGCTAGCAAGGATTCCAACGGAAATCGTGCAAGAGCGTACTCAATATTTTGCGGATAGAACCCAAGATAGAGATAATGCAATTGCTAACGATCCCCTTAAGGACCAACATCCTAGTATGCCTGTAAGCAATGCAAGCAGGTCGCAAGTTAGTTTTGGCGGCAAGAAATCCTAAAAAGATTTTTTCCCCTTAATGCAAACATTTACTTTACCCATGGTGGGTGAAGTATACTTTTAACTACAAGGAAAAATCATGGTAAATATTAACGCACCATTTGGTTTAAGAGCTGTAGGCGAGTTAGGTAGTAACATCCAAAACGGTGGAACTACTGAGTACAATATATTACCTGGGTTAGTAGCTCAAATATACAAAGGTGATATTGTACAAATACTAGCAAACGGAACAATTCAACAATCAGCGGCAGGTAATGTCGATGGTCTTGGTGTTTTCAACGGTTGCTTTTATGACGACCCTACTACACAAAAACCAACTTGGTCAAACTACTACCCTGGCGGAATTACTCCAACAGGTGGCGGATTGATCAGTGCATTTGTCTATGACGATCCAAATAAGTTATTCGAAGTACAAGGTAATGGTATTTTAGCCGTCGCATCAGGCGTTGGAAAAAATACTGATATTGTAGTTACACAAGGAAATACTATCAACGGCCAATCAGCAAGTCAATTAAATGTACTTACTGGTAACGGTGGTGGTGTTCCGGCTATAGCTACTGCTCAATGCAGAATCGTGGGTATATCCCGTGATCCTGAAAATAGCGATCCATTAACAACTAATGCTAACTGGATTGTTAGAATCAATGAGCAAGTGTACTTACGAGCAACTGGCGTATAACCTATAGGAGGATTGAACAATGGTAATATCAAGAATGCAGTTGGTCAAAGAACTCGAACCAGGCTTAAACGCGCTATTTGGCTTAGAGTATGACCGATACGAAAATCAAGACAAAGAAATATTCGATACAGAATCATCTGATCGTGCTTTCGAAGAAGAAGTAATGCTTGGCGGTTTTGCCAATGCAGCTGTAAAACCTGAGGGTCAAGGTATTGTATACGATGACGCTCAAGAAACTTACACTGCTAGGTACACCAACGAGACTATTGCTTTAGCTTTTGCACTAACAGAAGAAGCTGTAGAGGATAATCTTTACGACAAACTTAGCACTCGCTATACTAAAGCACTAGCGCGTTCTATGGCTAACACTAAACAGGTGAAAGCAGCAAACATTTTAAATAATGCATTTGCAGCAGCTAATCCTGGCGGAGATGGAGTACCACTTAACAGTGCAGCTCACCCTACGCTTAGTGCCAACCAGACGAACACTCTAGCAGTTGCAGCTGATCTAAACGAAACTTCGTTAGAACAGATGTTAATTGACATTGCTGGTATGCAAGATGAAAGAGGAATGAGAATTGCTCTTAGAGGAATGAAAATGATCATTCCAGTCAACTTGCAATTTATAGCTGAGCGTCTAATGAAATCTGCTGGCCGTCCAGGCACTGCTGATAATGACATCAACGCTACCAAAAATATGGGAATGGTACCAGAAGGATATGTTGTAAATAACTTTCTTACTGATACTGACGCGTGGTGGATTAAAACAGATGCACCAAACGGACTAAAGCACTTTACCAGAGCACCTATTAGGACTGCTATGGAAGGGGATTTCGACACTGGCAACGTTAGATACAAAGCTAGAGAAAGATACAGCTACGGCTGGTCTGACTGGCGTGGTATCTTTGGTACACCAGGAGCATAAATCACTTAGGAGGGCGGAATTATCTGCCCTCCTTACCCTAGAGTAAA